AAAGAAAAGCTATCGACGTTGACGTAAACGACCCAGGACGGGACGACGCTGTAAAGAACGCATTGGAAGCACTCTTAAATGCGCCTAGATGACCGAAAGAGAACAGGCCCTCGCCAACCTTAGAAACCTAGAATTCTATTCAGAGCGCTTTTTAAAGATCGTCACAAAATCTGGCGAGCTTCAACCGTTAAAGTTTAACATCTTTCAAAAAGAAGCCCATGAGGCAATCCTGGAAGCGAAAAAGAATCGCCAGCCCTTTCGGGGTATCTGGTTAAAGTGCCGACAAGTAGGGCTTTCAACTTTTGGCTCAGCTTACGACTTTCATCAGACGGCTACTCGCTATCACCATAGAGGCACGATCATTGCCCACGATCAAGGCTCAACTAATAACTTATTCAATATGTGTAAACGCTTTCGGGATTATATGCCGGAAGAAATCCGCCCAATGCAAAGGTATTCAAATGAAAAGGCCATCGTTTTTGATAACCCTGATGATAATACCCGTGGTGTCAATCCTGGTCTTGGCAGTTCTATTAACGTGGAAAATGCTAATAACCTGACGGCAGGACGATCAGCAACGACTCAGACGCTTCACATTTCTGAATTAGCTTTCTGGGCGAAAGCTTCAATCGTATTAACAGGATTGTTGCAATCAGTACCGTATGAGCCAGAAACGGCAATCATCATCGAATCAACCGCTAACGGCATCTCAGGCGACGGTCAAGAGTTTTATCAGCGCTGCATGGCCGCCATGAAAGGCGAGAGTGCTTTTAAATTCTTCTTCTGTAAGTGGACAAAGGAGCTTACCTACGAGATGGAGCCCTATGAAGGTTTTCAATTAAATGATTACGAGAAAGAGTTGCTAAAGCTTCATCCTGACTTAAATCTTAGAAAGCTTGCCTGGCGCAGATATAAGATTGAAAACGAAATGGGTTCAACGCTTATTGCGCCTGAAGACCAATTTAAACAAGAATACCCATTAACGCCCGAAGAAGCTTTCATCGCTTCAGGGCGACCAGTATTTAACATTGAGAGGATTAATGCAGACATTGAAAGAGCTAGAAGCGTGTCTTTTAAACGTGGAGAAATTGCCGGAGGAAGAATTATTGAAAGCCCTCGAGGTTCTTTCCGCATTTTCAGAGAAGTTAGCTCTCAAGGCCGTTATGCAATTGGCGCAGACGTTGCAGAAGGACTAGAGTCAGGCGACTTTTCGACCATGACGGTACTGGATAAGAATCTTGAGCAGGTGGCAAGCTATCATGGGCATATTCACCCAGATCAATTTGGCGCTGAAATGATTAAGATGGGCGTTTTGTATAATGAGGCTTTACTTGCGCCAGAAGTAAACAATCACGGACTAACGACGCTTACTCACATCACCAACAAGAGCTATAAGTTCGTTTATATGCGCCAGGTGCTTGACGAGCGCACTAACGACTATACAAGCAAGGCCGGATGGCAAACTAACTTTAAAACGAAAATCTTGATGCTGGATGAGTTTGTGGCGGCCTATCGAGAGAAGCTGATCAAGATTAACGACATAGAACTTTTGCAAGAGATGGCAACACTTACTTTGAACCCTGACGGCTCAGTTGACTTGAATGGAAAAGATAGAGTAGTTTCAATGTGTATTGCCCTGCAAGCGGTCAAGCAACTTCCTTCAGTGGATCTTGGCACGTTTGAATCGAGTGAACAGAAGCAACGATTTAAGAGTCTGGAAGAAATGCTTAAGTATTCGCAAGACTCAGAGGAGAGTTATTTTGATTAGCTTTCTTAAACGCATCTGGCGCAAATTGTTTGGAGTGAAGACGGGTGCATATTCTAGTGATAAAGCCCTTGTGGAAGAGTATTGGCACAGGGATGGCACAAGAAAGATTCGTGTTGAGGGCGGCGAATGGATTAACCTTAACCGAAAAGCCTATGATCCTTCAGAAGATCAGCACAAAGTTATGACGGGCGAAATGGAGAGTTATTTTGATTAGAAAAGACTTGATCGAATTCTTTGGCGCAGAAACAAAAGCGAGGGTTTTCTTGCTTCTAGCTCTTGCCGTGTTAACACTCTTTGTCTTTCATTTAATTGCCGGATTAATTGTATATAAAGACCCTTTTGGCACCATTAAAGACCTTTATCGCACATATTTAGAAAGAGGCTTATTTTGATTAACTCGGAATCGGCTCAATCGCTCTGTCGCAACTGAAAGTTAAAATTGCCACGAATTGCATCTTGCTTAAATTCCCGCCAAGAGTAGCGATCGAGCTTGAGACGACATAGAATTTCTTGGACTCATACGCTTTGATAGCGTCCTGTAGCTCTTTTAATGTGCCGACCTGGACAACGAGAGAGTAAGTTTTCATTCATTCGCCTCGCAGACACAATCCTCTTCCCAACAATCGCAAAGAGATTCTTTTTCGGCATTCAAAACTGCTTCATGAAGCTTGTCTTGGGCAACTTTCTGAAATATCCTCTCCCATCCTTCCGAATAGGCGTTAAGATTTGTCTTTAAATGCGCCGTCTCTTTAAATTCGCGTGCCATTATTTACCGCACCTTTCGCAGATTTCTTCTTCATTGCCGTGGACACTCTTTAAAAGCGCCTCGTTTCGCCTGTACTCTTCTGTTTGCGTCCATTCTTTCCATGCGAAGAAAGCTTTAGGCGCTTCTCCAAAGGCTTCATAGCTCATTCGATACATCATGTAGGCATTCATATCCTTAACCTTTTCAGCGACCAGCTCAGCGTAAGTCATTCATCATCCTTCATGTTATCAAAAAGAATTATCGCGCCCATGACGGAAAAAATAAACAAAACGACATAGTGAGCGGGCGTCATTCGGCTTTACCTAGAATCATATCTTTCTCTCTGTCTGATAATTTCGCGCCGGTCTTTTCAGCTTCTTGCAAAACTATTTCGCCCACCTTTGATTCATATTTCTTTTCCTTGCGCTTTTCGTTGCCGACTTCAACCATGCCTTTTTCTTTCAAGACTCGCTGATATTGCTCATTAGTTCTAATTTCCATGCCAAGTGCTGGATGCCAACCAGGTTGAAAACCGTCAGTCTTTTTCTTATGCGAATTAGCTCTTAATAAGCTCAAAGATTCAAGCTGATCACGAAAGCCGTTGTAGATGCATTCGCCATGAAGCTCGACTAATTCGCGCATGAAAGCGCTGGTCATGTCGGCAGTTTCTATTTCTGAGCCGTCAGAGAAAACGTATTTAAATTGTTTCAATCAAAATCTCCTGATGTAGCTTAATCCTAATCAGAAAAGCAGCTATCAATCGCCTTTGACTTTGCTTGGTCGAAGACGCTCTTTAATTCATCTGCATCACAATTCACAATCAAAATATTATTCAAAAGCTTAATCAGGACGAGCAATTGGAAATTAAAAAAGACCAAGAATCTCAAGAGATCGATGTTAAAACTATCGAGCTAGTTAATAAGCATTTTAAAGAAGCACGAGCTTATCGCGAAACTTTTGAAGAAGAGTGGAAAGAGTGCGAAGACTTTTACAATGGCAAGCATTGGAAAGACAAAAACAGGTCATTTAAAAATCTAGTCTTTCCTCTGGTTGAGCAAGAGGTCAGTGTTCTCAGTGATTCGTTACCGTCAACCGATATTCTCGCCAGAAAACCAGAGCGTGAGCAAGACGTTAAGACATTAGAGGCGTCTGTTCATTTTACCTATGAGCAGCAAGCGTTTTTCTTAAAGCTTGCCATGGCGCTTAGAAGCTCACTTAAAACCGGTACCGCTTTTCATTACGTTGACTTTGACCCTGATGCTGATAACGGGCAAGGCATCACGACGATTAAGAATGTTCCATGGGAGCACGTTTATCTTGATCCTGCGGCGACCGAAATCGACGAGGCCTGTTTCGTTGGGATTAAATTCCCGGTTCGCATCGAAGAAGCAAAAAGAAAATTTCCTAAACACGCTGACAAAATCAAATCAAACTCTGGCGCATCAAGCGGCATGAGTGGCCAAGACGCCAAAGGGCTCTCGGAAACGCGCCACAACTACATTAAGAGCGGCGACG